TCTTGCTGATGATGCAGCCGATGATGAAACCGTTGCTGCTGCCGTTGCCGAAGCTGCTGCTGCTCGTGAGGTAGCTGCCGCCGCTACTGCCGAGGCTGCCCGTCTACAGGTCATGGTCGCTGCTGATGTTGCCGAGGATGCCGCTATTGAGGCTGCTCTTGCTGAAGTGGAGGCTCAGATTCCTGCAGAGGAAGTCTGAGTAGACGATCTATAGACTGTCACAAGGAGCTTGACAACAGGCTCCTTTTCTGTTATAATAGGTGGATAGGATGAACAAACAAAAGATCCTACTGATTATTGATAGCCTAGAGGCGAATCTAAAGCTGCTCCGGTTAGAGTTAGCCAATAGCAGCAGTATTGTAGAAAGTAAAGAAGTAGAACAACCGAATAATACGATTAGCCTAAGAGAGCTAATTGGTAAGATGAGTGAGGATGTTTATGAACCTGATTACGTGGAGGAACCATAAGTGGCTTTTTATGACCTGACTGACTTTGAAAAGGAGTTGGTCTATTTTAAGACCCGAGTAGAAACGATTATTTCCCTTGAGATGGGAGATAAGATTTCGGCATCCGATGCCTATAAAGAGATCAAGAGTCTTATGAAAGCTCTTAAACAGGCAAAGAAACAAACAAAAGTAATTGATGTGTGGGAGGATGAGGAATGACTGAAATCGCAAAGTTTGTAAGTATCACTCCTGATGCAGAGAAAACTATTGCTTATTGTGCCCGAGTAAGTAATCCTAAGAATCAGGATTCCGAAAACATTGCTGGGTTACTTAAGTATTGCATTAAACACAAGCATTGGTCAATCTTTGAGATGGCTAATCTTGTTATTGAGGTGAATACATCTCGAGGTATTTCTGCTCAGATTATCAGGCATCGATCTTTTTCATTTCAAGAAGCTTCAACACGTTACATGAATGTGGGTGAACTTTGTGAACACATTCCTATTCCAGATCTAAGGAGGCAAGACACCAAAGATCGTCAGAACTCTATTGATGACATTGATGGTTATCTAAAACTTAAGCTTCAGAGTAAGATTGCAGAACATTTTGATAATGCTCGCAAGCTTTATGATGAGTTGATTTCTCACGAAGTTGCTAGAGAATGTTGTCGTAACATTCTACCTTTAGCAACTCCAACTCGCATTTACATGAATGGCAACATTCGTTCTTGGATTACGTACATTTCGCTCAGAGAAAAAAATGGAACTCAACAAGAACACAAAGAAGTAGCCCTTGCTTGTAAAAAGATCTTTGCTGAACATCTTCCTGTAGTCACTGAAGCCCTTGGTGGTGCCGATGTTTCTTGGGTTGTCTAAGTAGCTCTGGAACAATTTTCTATAAGTAAATGAAATCCTTTTGTCTAAAAGACCCAAAAACAGGAACGGTCTTTAAGGTGCTCTTATCAGAAGAAGAACTTGATGAATATCTTAAAGATCATCCTGATTTTAATCGTTTAGCTGATTGTTCTGAGTTTGATGATGCTCCCTCTATGTTAATTGAGAATTAAAATGCCCACATACCCCGTAATTAATACCGAAACCGGAGAACAAAAAGAAGTAAAGCTTACTCTTGATGAGTGGGAAGATTTTAAGTCCCAAAATCCTGAATGGATACGGGATTGGAGTGATCCATCATCAGCTCCGGTAAGTTTCGAAATCGGTGAAATGCAAGATAAGATCCTTAAAGCCCACCCTAGCTGGGGTGAAGTACTTAAAAAAGTCAAAAAATCCGGCGGAAGTAAATCACAAATCCAACTCTGAATGTCCCGTAAAAAATCAACACCCAACTATCAACCACGCCAACAACAACGTCGTCGTAGTGTAATTAGCTCAGACTTCCTTATTGATGTTTATCCTCTTACGGATAACCAACAAAAATTGTTCAATCATTATGATGATGATAAGAACATCATTGCTCATGGTTCTGCTGGCAGCGGAAAGACTTATATTTTGCTTTTTAAAGCCCTAAAAGAAGTTCTGGATCCGGCTACTCCTTACGACAAGGTAATTGTTCTTAAGAACATGGTTCAATCCTATGAATTAGGTTTTCTTAGTGGTAGTCTTGAATCCAAAATTGCTCCATTTGAATCACCGTACAAGCACATGGTAAAGAAGATGTTTGATCTTCCTACCGATGAGGAATATGAAATGTTGTATGGTAAATTAAAATCTGAGAAGATTCTTGATTTTAGTTGCGTTAGTTTTCTAAGAGGAGCAACATTTGATAATTGTATCCTTATTGTAGATGAATTTCAAAACCTTAATGGTCATCTTTTGTCTACGGTAATCACTCGTATTGGTGAGGATTGTAAGATTTTCTTTGTTGGAGATGGTGTTCAAACTGATCTAAGAAATGACAATGACAAAAAAGGACTCAGTGATTTCATGAAGATCATTGACAAGATGCCTTCTTTTGCCACGGTAGAGTTTGGAATTGAAGATTGTGTAAGGTCTGGCCTTGTTAAGGAGTTTCTGTTGGCTCAACATGAGCTTGGCATCATCCTCTAAGGGGCTTGACAAACCAGTACATCTGTGCTATAATACTTGAACTTATTTGATTTATCATGTCCATTAAACCTTATCCAGAAGAAGAAAAGTGCCAGTCATGTCATTATGCCCGAGGAATCCCGAATAACTTAGAAAAGATTTCTTGTAGATACGGTAAACCAAATCTAAATGCGCCCTATTGGCCGGAAATAGACAAACACGCTTGGTGTGGTAAGTATCATTATAACGAGGACTTTAAGTCGACTTATAAGGAGATCACCTACATGACAATAACAGATCCCCCTTACCATTCGGGGAACATTGAAACATTTACTGAAAAAGAATCTATTGTTAGTAAGCGTATTAAAGATAAGTATCCTGAGGCCATCTTCCCAGATAAACAATCAGTAATTGGTATAGATTTGAGTAAAGGTCCAAGCGATCCGTGGGGTTGGTCCCGATGAAGTTTATTCATAATACAATCCAGGTACCAAAACTAAAGCGGACTCACGTAGATGGCATTAGGCTTTATGAAGAAGTAGAATCTCAAGCAAAAGGATACTTTACATCAATCACAAGTATTACATCTCATTATTCTAAAGAGAAATTTGCTTCCTGGCGAAAACGAGTAGGTGAGGATGAAGCTAACAGGATCACAAAACTTGCCACAACCAGAGGAACTAAGACTCACACGTTAATTGAGCATCACTTAAACAACGAAAACATCCCAAAGGCAGATCATCTTCCTACTTTTCTGTTTAATAATGCCAAACCAGAACTCAATAAGATCAATAACATCTTAGGTATTGAGATCGGTTTATTTTCTAAGTATCTTGGCATTGCCGGTACTGCTGACTGTATTGCAGAGTATGAGGGCAATCTGAGTGTTATTGACTTCAAAACATCAGAAAAACCAAAGCCCCGTGGATGGATTGATGGGTACTTTGTGCAGGCAACTGCCTATGCCCTGATGCTCCACGAACTCACTGGACAAAGAGCAAAGCAACTGGTCATCATTATGACTTGTGAGAATGGTGATGTAGAGACATACATTGAAACTAATCTTAAGAAGTATACACTAATGCTAATGGAGTACATTGAAAAGTTTGAAAAAGATAAGGAGCAACAGTATGGACTCGTCTGATTTATTTCAACAAGAACTTGATAAAAAGTTCACAACACCAGAAAAGTTTGCCGAAGAAGTAGAAAAGATTGTTCGGGCAGATCCAGAACATACCTATATTTCTGCCATTGTAGAATACTGTGAATACAATAATCTTGATGTAGAATCAATTGTAAAGCTGATTCCCAAACCACTTAAGGAAAAGCTCAGAAATGATGCCCAACGTCTGAACTTTATTACTAACCCAAAAAGAGGTAAACTGCCTATCTGATGACAGACTTTGAATGCTTCTCGGTTTATCTTGCGCTTAAGAATCACTTTACCAAAAAATCCTACGACTACTTCAAATACAACGGTAGGGTAACAGCCAAAAAGGAATCTTTTCTTAAGCGCAAAGACCGCTTTTATTTTGAGAAGTTATCTAGAGCTAAAACTTCACAAGAAATTATTGAATACTTTGTTGCCAACTTTATTGAAGCATCAGATTCATCTAAGGTATGGGTAGGAGATCTAAAGACAACGGGCAAGATTAACTATGATAACTTCTTAAAAAGAAAACAAGCATTAGAATACATCTTCACAGAACAACTCAAGAATCTAACCGAAGATCAGCACCTATTGGATGTTATTGTATCGGACAAGAATAAACATCCATTAGTTCTAAAGAAATACTTAAAGAAAGAGATATGTATTGAGACAATGATTATTCTTGATGATCTACTTCATTTTGGTAAATCAATCAATGAAGATGATATTATCTGGAAGGGTATTAAACAACTAATGGATAAGTACAGACCATTCTTTCAATACAACAAACAAACCTACGTAATAATTATTAAAAAGATGTGCTTAACAAAAAACTAATTCGGGAAATAGAAAAAAGAATCCTAGTTCATCACCACTTATACAAAACACCTATTAAGGGTATCCTATGGGAAGAAATCTTTGCTCAATCTGTTATTGCAACTGGTGGGTATTCTGATTGGAAACCTAACAACTCCCACGGGCCGGGTAAAGATCAATCTGTTGTTATTGGTGATTTAAATGACCTAAGAATCTCAAATAAGTCTGGAACTTATACAATCTCATCCAATAGCCTTAAGATCAGCGGAAGTAGAACAACAACTTATCAGACATTAGAGGAAAAGATTCAATACATCTCAGATAAGAAAGAAGATGTTTATGTGTGTCTTGCAACATCATCACTAAAGAAAAATGATAACTATTACATCTTCTGGTTTGATACAAATATTCTTGATTATGGCAATCAAACCTGGGTTGAGACTATAGGGAAATTAGGAGAGCATTCTGGATGGAAGTGTGAATGTGATAGATACAAAGCCTGGATCAATAAGAGCCTGAGTGATCAGTTGTGGACTCACATCAATCTAAAAGAATGTGGTATTGAGCCTATTTGTATTGATCTATAATGAGTGAGCTATACTTAGGTGATTGTCTGGATGTTATGAAAACATTTCCAGATAATGAGATTGACCTAATTCTGGTAGATTTACCCTATCAACTAGTTGCGTGTTCCTGGGATTCAATGATCCCTTTAGAACCCTTATGGGAACAATACAATAGGATCACTAAAGAGAATGCTGCAATGGTATTCACTGCATCTCAGCCATTCACTACGATTCTTATTTCATCTAACATAAAGAACTTTCGTTACGAATGGATCTGGGAGAAACCACAAGGAACCAATCCAATGGCAGCAAAAATTATGCCATTAAAATCTCACGAAAACATCTTAGTATTTTATCGTAAGTCACCCACGTATAATCCACAGATGTGGTATTCGGATCCTTATAGTGGATTCAAATCATCAACTAAAAAGATAGGCGAGGCTTATGGTGATTTAAAAAGTCAACACCGTGATAATCCTGATGGTAGTCGGTATCCAAAGACTGTATTACAGTTCAAGCAAGAAAAGGGATTTCATCCGACACAGAAGCCAGTTCCTTTAATGGAGTATTTGATCAAGACTTATTCCAATGAGGGAGAAACAGTTTTAGATAATACAATGGGGAGTGGTACCACAGGAGTTGCTGCCATTCAATGCGATAGAAAGTTTATTGGTATTGAAAGTGATACTGGTTATTATGACATTGCGGTAAAGCGTATTAGACAGTCAGAGAAGGAGAAGAAGATGTCATTGGATAGATTCTTCTCCTAAATAGAGAATAATCTGGGTTGGTAAACCCATAAAAGAAGCTTCCGATCTACCGTTATCAATCGTTAAACAAATGAACAGCTTTAAAGAACTTAAGAAGGCTTCTACTTCCGGTGCGCTTGCAGAAAAGCTCATCAAAGAAGCCGAAAAACTCAACAACACTAAGGATTACAAAGATGATCGTATCTTTAGTGTAGAACGTGGTAAAGATGGCCTTGGCTTTGCTATTATCCGCTTCCTACCTTCTCCTCCCAATGAGGATGCCGCTACCGTAAAGCTTTATAACCACGGCTTTAAGGTCAATGGTAAGTGGCTGATTGAAAACTGCCCTACTACTATTGGTGATCCCTGTCCTATTTGCGAAAATAACGGAGTCCTGTATAACTCCGGTATTGAGTCCAATAAGAAGATCGTAAGTGACCGCAAGCGCAAACTGAGCTACTACTCTAGT